CATGCGTCTGGTGGCTATCTAACAACCAGTTCTGCAAGTTCAACTTATGCTCCCCTTTCAGGTGCAAATTTCACTGGAGATATAACAACTACTGGTAAGGTACTTTTCTCTAATTTATATGCAAATAGTAGTGCATATCCAAGTGCCTCAACCTATCATGGTTGTGTAATACATGACCACAGTTTAGGAGCTTTACTTTTCAGTCATAGTAACTCTTGGATTCAGGTAGCTACAAACTCACAATTAGCAAATTCCAGCAACTGGGATTCAGCATATGGTTGGGGTAATCACGCAAGTGCTGGATATCTAACATCTCAGACATCTCACTCTGATGTCGTAGTTGATGGTGACTTTGGCTCTAATGGTATTATGACACGTACTGGAGCTGGTTCTTATGCCATGCTGACTGACAACTCCAGCAACTGGGATTCAGCATTTGGCTGGGGAAATCATGCCTCAGCTGGGTATCTAACTGGTATCACTGGTCAATCACTTTACAGCCTCTCAAATGTTTATTCATCATCTAGTCCAAGTGATGGTCAGGTCCTGACTTGGGATAATGCGAACTCATATTGGAAACCAACAACTGTTTCTGGTGGTGGTGGTGGTCTGACACAAAGTCAGGTCGAGGCTATCGCTGAGGAAAATGCAATATCAATGGCAATAGCTTTGGGGTAAAAAATAATGGCTAATACTTTTAAAAATGACGTAACTCAAAATATAGGTACATCAGGCTCGGCTCAATATACAGCTGGGGGTTCTGTAACTGCAACAATAATTGGTATGACTTGTGCCAATACAACAAACGCAGACATAAAATGCAATGTTCAGGTAACAGACAATTCAGCTGGTGTTACCAGTTATGTTGTTAAAAATGCTCCAATACCAACTGAAGGCTCACTTGTAGTAGTTGGGGGAAATCAAAAAATAGTTTTAGAGCCTAATGATTCAATCAAAGTGACATCATCTGCATCTAGCTCAATTGATCTAGTTTTGAGTGTCATGGAACAAACATAATAGAGAGGTAAATATGAGCTATATAGGTAACTCTACTCCAGCTGTTACATCACTGGGTGGAAATTTAGATGTAAATGGAAATAATATTGTCAGCTCCAGCAATGGTAATATTTCAATTGTACCTGATGGTTCAGGCACAGTTACATTAGATCAATGTGTATTTCCAACTGGTACTGGGTCCAGTGGTCAGGCTTTAATTACAGATGGCTCAGGTAACCTTTCTTTCAGCACAATATCTGCAAGTCTCTCTGGTAACCTTGCTGGTACTTTATATACAGCTGGTTCAACGATTGATATTTTTGACGCATCAGGCACAAGTCCTACAGCGAATACACTTAGATTTGGAACGCATCAAGATATGATAATGTTCCATTCGAGTGGTGATAATACGAACTATATAAAATCACAAAATTCTCGAAATTTAAAAATTATTGATACTGGTTCAACTGAGCAAATTTATTGTGAGCAAGCTGGCATGGTTCGTTTACGTCACAATGGTTCTAATGCCTTAGAGACAACCTCAGGTGGTGGTATCAAAATTGGTAATGCTTTTACCCTACCCTCTTCAGATGGCACATCTGGACAGCAACTCCAGACTAATGGCTCAGGTACTGTAACTTGGGCAACTCCCTCTGGTGGTGGGGGTGGTGGGGGTTCTTCCTATACTACTATCGTAATTGATACGAACTCTGCCAATACAGCACCTCAAACTAATTACTCAGGTTACACTGGTAATGGTACTATTATGATTGGTTCAGGTGGTCACTCTTATGGTGACTATAATGTTGGTATTGGTTTTGAGGCTGAGTGTCAGCCTTATTATGGCATTCCATCGATGGCAAAATGTGTTGCTATTGGTTACTATACACATGCTGATGCTTATCAAAGTACAGCCATTGGCAGACAAGTAACAACTTCCTATGGCTCTAATACTTGTACAGCTGTAGGAGCAAGTAATGATACCCATGCACATGGTGGATATGGTGGTGCTTTTTCAACTCCTATGGGTGCTAGTCAGTCTGGGTCCAGTGCTATTTCTATTGGTCGAGGTTCAGGAGCCTCAGCTGAATATTCAATTTGTATTGCCTCAAGTGATACAGTGACTGTTTCTCATGCGAGTGCAGTATTTATTACTACAAGAAAACAAGGTGTTTACACTGCACAAGCATCTACAGCTGACAGCCAGATAAGTATCGGTGGGAGCACACATGCTATTAGATTTTGTGAAAGCTATACCTTCCCAAGCTCGGATGGTTCATCTGGTCAACAACTACAAACCAATGGTTCAGGAACTCTATCTTGGGCATCTGCAAGTTCCGACATCAGGCTAAAGAAAAACGTATCTGATAATGATATGGGTCTAGATTTCATAAGTGAACTAGATACTAAAATATATAATTTTAAGAGTTACAAAGAGCTTGATAAAAGTGACCCTCAGATAGCTCACTACAAACCACTTGAGTATGGTGAGGATGGGCACGATGGAGCAACTGAAACTGAGGATGATATCCCTAAAAACTTAACTAACAAAAAGGGATGGCAAAGAGGTCTTATTGCTCAAGAGGTCAAAGCTACTTTGGACAAGTATGGTCATGAGAACTTTAAAGGCTGGGGTGAAGATAAGCATGGTGTTCAGGAGATTTACTTAGAGCAATTTATCGTGCCTCTGATCAAGGCAGTACAAGAACTAAATGAAGAAATCAAAACTTTGAAAGCTGAGAGGTAAAAATGGCTTTAATTAAAAAAATGGAAAAATTTGACCATGTAAATTACAGTTGTAATCCAATGGTTGAAGTAGATGGTGCTTACCATCGAATTGAGTCTCTTTGGGTACGAAGAGTAAACGAGTTTAGAACAAGACCTGATATAGACGTAACAAAAGTAAAATACACAATTGATATCCTCATGAGCTGTTATAATGGCAAGCCAGAAAATGGGCATCACCATATCGCTGAAAGACACTGGGATAACGTGCCATTAGACGATGTTGTTGCAATGGCTGGTGCTGACATTATTGCTAAATGTTATGCGTGGATAGCAACTCAGGACCATTGGAAAACTGGTACCTCGGATGAGTGAAACGAGTATTGAAACTCGTATAAATCGTCTGGAATGGTCTATGGAGCAGAACCAGTTACGTTTAAAAGAAATAGATGATACTCAGTCAAACTTAAAAAAATCTATCTACTCAATTGAACGTAGCTTGTTACAGATCAGGTATTTTATTATGGGTGGGATAAGCATCCTTTTGATTATCGAAATGGGTCTTATCAGTGTAATCACGAAACTATTTTAGATTAGGAGAACTGGGGGGATGCTTGCAGAACTTGCTGTCGCAAATTCAGCATTTAAAATAATTAAAACAGCTGTGGCAAATGGTCGTGAACTGACACAAGTTGGTAAAGCAATCTCTGACTTTACCTTCTCAAAAGATCATTTAGCCAAAACTGCTACTGCAAAGAAAAATTCTATCTGGAGCAAGTTTCTCGGTAAAGAGGCTCATGACCTAGAAGAATTTATGGCTTTAGAGGACCTAAAGCAAAAAGAAGAAGATTTAAGACAAATGATGCAAATTTATGGTCGTGGTGGTCTGTACCAAGATTATGTAAAATTTTGTGCTGAGGCACGAAAAAATCGAGAATACCAAAAAAAAGAACATGAAAAAATGGTCGAGAAAATCAAGGAATACATCCTTGCTGGACTCATCGTAGTTGTATCTCTCGGTAGCTTTTTTGGAATCGTTTATCTTCTTTACCTAAAACACAATGGAGAACTTGAATGGTAGAAAACATTGGAAACAGAATAGACTCTCTAAAGTTAATACCTCGATTCATGATGGTCGCTATCAGCTTAATGTGCTGGCAAGTGACCTCTTTCATGATCTCTCTTGAAACTCCCACAATAGAACAAACTAGTTTCTGTAGCATCATCTTTGGCTGTTTCAGTGCTTGTTTTCTAGGGTGGCTCAATAAGGAAACAAAATGAGCTGGATGGCAATGTTATTAGTTTGCTCAAACCCTTGGGCAAATAGTTGTACTGTAATGGCACAAAGCAAAGAATTACAGCCAACAAAAGAAATCTGTTTTAAGGTCTCACAAGACAAAGCAAAAGTTGCACTTTCGGACCCAAATGTTCACTGGGTTGTACCCATGTGCATAGACATAAAAACCCATGAGGAAATCTAATGTTAGATAAACTTATTGGACCAGTTTCTGGATTACTGGACAAATTTGTCGAGGACAAAGATGAGAAAAATCGTCTAGCTCATGAGATAGCAACGATGGCATCTAAGCAAAGTCATCAGGAAACAATCTCACAATTGGAGCTTGCAAAAGCTCAGGCAAGCCATGCATCCATTTTTGTAGCTGGTGCTCGACCAGCACTTTTGTGGGTCGCATGTCTCGGTCTACTAACTGAATTTTTTATCTTACCAATTGCAACTTGGGTAGCCAAAATCTGGATGCCTGAGATGGAAATGGTACAGCTCGGAACTGGAGAACTCATTGCTCTCACGACCTCGATTCTCGGCTTAGGCTCACTCAGGAGCTTTGAGAAAAGTAAAGGAATCTCCAGAGAAAATCTCAAATAATTTCACCTCTCTACTCGGAATAACTACCCCCACTGGCTTTGCTGGTGGGATTTTTTTTGCTCTACATATGGTGATGATTCAGCCTTAAAAACAAGGTATGCCAGCCAAATATTAGCGAATCCGATTTTTTTGCATAACCATAGCCTAGACTCGAAATGCCACTGTATGAGGCTTAAAATGAGACTCAGAGCATGTTTAGAATCCTTAAAAAAAGTGTAAATCAGGTGGTTTTTTCTGCCATTTTAATATTGTATTAGACAGTAACAGTTACTATATGTATAGTATACAGAAGGAAATTGTTAAGAAGGAGAAACAGAAAATGACTAAATTTAAAGTATACCAAATCCACCTTACTGAAGAAGAATACAGCCTTGTAAATGCCAAGGGTCATGGTGCTTGCAAAAAGCATATGTTCAAAATTGATATGCCAATTGCTAGAACTGATGAGAAATTACTAGCTCTTGTTTTAGGTGCTGAGTCATGTGGTTTCTATAAACTTGCATGTTCAATTGAGGCTGATGATCTTAATGGTGTTTTTAGAACTGGCAACATAGGTCCTGAAGAGGACATTAAGAGACATCCAAAAAATCCAATGAGTTCTGTTAGTGTTGGTGATGTAATTGTCGATACCAGCACTGGCAAAAGATTTGTAGTTGCACCTCAAGGTTTCAAAGAGGTGCCAGCTCTCGAAAGTAGTTTAGCAAAATTACTAGCTGACAAATATCTTGAAGGAAGAATACCAGCTCCTAGTACATACTTGGAGATTGCCTACCAAAATAATTTGGAAATGAGATAATGAAAGGAGAAATCAAATATTACGTTAAGGAGACCCTAGCTGGTCTCCTACTATTTTTTACAATTTACATAATCCTCATAATTGGATTATCATTTTAAAGAAGGAGTTAAGACTATGACTAAAGTTGTTCGAGTTTCAGATAAGAAAATGTCACTAGAAGATGTACAGAAAATGGTTGGTGGTTACATCCAAGAGGTCCATGTAAGTGGCAGTGATGACCAGCACTACGTAAATGAAGAAGGTTTACTGTATGATCTTTTACCAAATCCAGAAGGTTCTAAAATTGTAGGTCAACCAATTGTTGGTGATTTAGTAATTCTTAGTGGCATAGCGAAATTAACTTAGGAGACAGAAAATGAGTGAGTATATTGTTATAAGCAAATCAGGTCCAGATGGTAACGCAATTAACGTCATGAACAAAGCAGTTCAGGTGATGAAGGGATTGAGTTTTTCAAAAGAGACTATCAATAATAAATTAGAATCATGGCAGAACTCTACCTATGATGACATCATTGATGACATCGAAGATTTTTTAGATGGCTACATTGAATTTGTAGAATAACTAATAAAACATAATAAAAACTGAAGGGCACCTCTGGTGTCCTTTTTTTTTACAGCACCACCTGATTATTTTTTCATAGACATTTAGCAATAATTGCCAGATGCTTAGATTCTCAACAAATAGAAAGGTGTAATAATAATGGGTAATTTTAAATCAAAGTGGCTTGAGGCTTTTAGGAATACTGCGAGTATTACTAATAGTAACCCTCTTGCCTTTAATGGGCATCATATGCTGTTTAAGGTTAGACCTTATATGGGTATGAATGACGAGTGCCCAAGAGGAACCCTTGGAGAGCAACTCAGCTATTGGAACGGACAAAAGAGAGGTATAGGGCGATTACATTTTAACCTTTTTACTCGGAGATTCAAGAATCCTGACTTTCCTTGGGGAAGGTTGGTACTTAATGAATCACTCTAAAAGAATAAGACTCATTAAAACAATGAGTAAAAGACAACTAAAACTATTTTGCACATTTGCTGAAGATGGGTTTTTCGATAAAGGTAGAACATATTTAGAATGTGCCAAATGGAGAAGGTCTGAACCAAAAAGATGGGCAGTAAATGATCTTATTAGTATAGAGAAATTATTAAAAGAATTAATTTAAAATGGAGAAATATATGTGCGAAAATTTGATTCACAAAGAGTGTAGGCTCACAAAGTGGAAGTGCTATTGTGCTTTGAAATTTGCAGAAAGATGAGAGAGTAAAAATCATGAAGAAAGCGAAAATTAAAGACGAAGAGATTTTAAATAAAGTAGAAAAAATCTTTGCTACCCTGAGATTAGTCAGACCTGATATGACCCTTCAACTAGCTCAACAATTTATCCTAGTTGCGTTAAATGAAGGTACATCTTTGGGCGAGTTAGCAGATAAAAGTGGATGGGTTTTAGCCACTGCATCACGCCAACTCCTAGACCTCGGTGACCGAGACAGACATGGTCGTGAGGGATTGAAGTTAGTTAATAGTGTACGTGATAGAGATAATTTGAAAAAGAACGTATACACTTTGTCACCAAAGGGTAAACAAGTAATAAACCAATTGGTAGGTGTATTAAGTTAGCTGGTAGCTCATATGCTGGAAAGAGGCACCTTAGTGGTGCCTTTTTTTTGCCTGAACTACACCTCTTGATTTACATGGAAATAGTTGTTATCTGTATATTAAGGATTCGTTCCTTGGAAATTGATAAAGAAGGAGAAACAGACAATGTCAGTTTATTACGAAAAATCCAGAGATAAATATGTAGTTCAAGTTATTTACAAAGGCATTAGATTGCCAAAAGTTAGATTTGATTGTCAACGTGAGGCAAAGCAATCTGATAAAGATTGGAAAGCTGGTAAGAATTTATTACCAATACATGTAGATAAAATTAAAGGTAGTTTACCTGAGGCTCTCAAGCCTAAAACAAAATCTACAGTTAATACCATTGAAGATTTATTTAAAGATGCTGGTTTTATCTGGTCCGATAGAAAGGACTGCATTAACCCACCAATGATGGCTCAGTATTTTGCTAAGTTTTTAAAAGAGCAATTTAATCACACTGACCCTTGGGCAGAAATCCCACTTACACACTTTGATGATTTTACTAAAATTTCACGTAGACAAGGTATGCATCTAAAGCCTGAGCAAAGAACTAATGGCAAAGGTGTCGCTAATGCTACCATCAATCATTACATGAAAGCCTTTAGAACTGCTTGGACCTTTTTCGCAAAAAGAGGTCAGTGCAATCCTGAGCCTTGGACTGGGTACCCTACTCTTCCAGAGGTCCATGAGGTTGAAGGTAGGATGCGTTGGATGACCAAAGCTGAGGAAAAGCAGATCACTAATTTTTTTGAGGCTAGAGCAATAGATTCACCAAGTGCTGGCAGACAACTCAAAGTGTTGACAAAGATGGTCTCAGTGAGCATTAAAACTGGTCTGAGATGGGCAGAGCTACAGAACTTAGCTAAGTGGGAATTAAAAACTGAAAGAAGAGGTTCTTCTGATAAGAGTCATGAAAATCACAATGGCTCAAATCATGGTAATAGCCATTTTGCTACTTTGGTTTTAAATGACCCAAGTCTAATCAAAAACAAGCAAATGAGGTCGATACCAATTTCTGAAGAGACCTTTAATGAGTGTCATTTTATTTTAGAAAATGGTGGTCCAGTCACTAAAGATTGTAAGAGATTTTGGTGGAGAAAAATGAAAGAGCATTTGGGCATCACTGACCCTGAATTTACATGGCATGCTCTTAGACATACAAGTGCCACACGTTTAGTGTCACTCGGAAAAGACATTAGAGTAATTCAAGTTTTCATGGGTCATTCAAGAATAGAAACTACCCTAAGATACGCACATGTGAGTGCGAAAAATATATCAGCATGTGTAATGTAATGACTACTATGGGTTTATATACAGCTGGAGTCTATTACCCCCAATTTACCCCCAAAAAGCTGGGGGTGTTTCGCCCAGCCCATAATTACCCCCACTCGATTCTTCTCTACCCTTATAAAAAAGGGACAATGGTGCCTCCAGAGAGACTCGAACTCCCGACCCACTGATTACAAATCAGTTGTCACTTGGCTACCAGCACCAGTGGTCAAGTGACCTTAACAGCCTTAAATATAAGCCTTTTCTCATAATAGTTGCTAATTACTCCCAAATGCTTGGGGGTCATTTTTGAAATCAGGTGGTGTAACTGTCCTTATTTTACTAGTGGTAATGATTAGACACAGTAGTGTCCTTGAGAGTGCGACCACCTGATATGCGTACCCCCAAGTTTTCACAGATAACTTCCTGAGAAATAATGATTTTTTGCTACAACATGCCAAAAGTGTACATTTATGAACAATGTGGACATATTATTCTACAGATGGTAAGTGTTAGTTGCCCAGCACAGACTGGGGGTAAATGAAAAGACTTAGAAAGAGAGGCAGTAGCATGAATGAGATGAAGGACAACCACTTAGAACTATTCCAAACCCAATTAGACATTGAAGAGCAAATGTCAGCTCTAGGTAAGGATAAAATTTTAGGTTCTGAAGAGAGACATTTTTCCAACGAAAAAGTTATCCTAAAGACACAAGTCAAAAGATTAGCAGATGCTATTCAGAATATTCTCATAAAGGATATGACAATCGACTCTATCGATAAGGTCGAAATCGCATACGATGTTTTGAGAGCTTTAGTCACTACAGTTAGAAATGAAGAGAACGTAATGTTTGCATGCATGACAGCTGGTAGTTTCATTAAGACTAGAGCCTATGCCACAATATGTTCTAAAACATTTAACAAATCTCTGACCGATAAGCTGAGAAGAAAAGCTAATCAAGTTGGTCGTACAGAAAGAAACAGAGCTAGTGTTTTTAGAAAGCTGGTCCAGAAAGAAATCACTAAGCATGAAAAGCGAGACAATGAGTGGCAATTAGATATTGGTCGAGAATATATATTTCAGGCAATTGCTTGTCTCAAGGATATATTTTGTCTCAAGTTTTTTATGAAAAATGGCAAAAAGAATTATCAGGTTATTTACACAGAATATGCAAAAAAGCAGTTAGACATTATTAGTCTAGAAAAAGCACTGCAAAGACCTCAATATTATCCCATGCTAGTTCCACCAAGAAACTGGGAGACAGTAACTGGTGGATGCTATTTGACAAAAGCTGTTTCTAAAAATGTGAACCTTGTGACGAAAGAAACTCAAGGTCAAAGAAACTTACTGAAAAATAATCTCTTAACTGGAAAATTAAAACCATACCTAACTGGTGTCGATATTTTAGGTAAAACTCCATTAGCAATTAATTCCAGAATGATTGAGGTTATTCAGTTTGCCTATGAAAACAATCATAGTCTAAAAATTAAAAAATTTATTGTTGATGAAGAAATAGAAATTCCTGAAAAGATTAAAAATGACAGAGAGAACTTTTTTAACAGATTAAAAGCATTAGACCTAAAACATTCAATTGAAAGTCAAAGGTCACAATTTCATCAGGACATACACACAGCAAAAACATATTCAGGTAAAACATTTTATTTACCTCACAGAGCTGATTTCCGAGGTAGGGTTTATCCAATCTCCCCTTTCAGCCACCATCGTGGTGACCATATACGTTCCCTCATTTGGTCTGGTATTGGTAAGCCTCTCGGAAATCAAGGTCTTTACTGGCTAAAGTATGCAATAGCTACAGCTGGAGACTTTGACAATTGCACAAAAAAATTACCAGATGACCGAGTTAAATGGACAATGGATAATTTGGAATTTATTTTTGATTGTGCTGAATTTTGGAAAACTAAATTAGATTGGGCAAAAGCAGATAAGCCATTTACATTTCTAAATTACTGCATGGAATTAACTCTAGCTCTAATGTCAGATAATCCATTAAAGTTTCACTCAAAAGTTTTTATGTCTTTTGATGGGTCATGTTCTGGTCAGCAACATTTCTCAGCATCACTAAGGTCAGAGGAAGGTCTACTTGTTAATCTAGGTCCAGCAAATAGGATTGGTGATCTGTATAGTGCTGTCGTAGATCAATCAAATGAGTACCTAAGTCGAGCTTGGTCTCAAAAAGCACAGTTTTACCAGCAATGGGAGAGACCCATTTTAAAGCTCATAGAGGCTGGTTATCTCACTCGTAGTATAGTCAAACGAAATACCATGACTTTCGGCTACAGTAGCAAAAAATTCGGCTTTAAAGAGCAAATACTGGAAGATTTAATGAGACCTATAGAAACTCAGGTCAGAATGGGTCTAATTGAGGAAAATCCATACGCAATTGACAATGATGGTGGATTTGCAGTTGCTGGTCTAATCGCTGAACTTAATTGGAAATCAGTTAACAAAGTTGTTAAAGATACCTCAAATGCCATGCAATGGCTCACACAAGTAGCTGGAGCACTTGCTCATGAAGGTAAACCATTAATTTTTGATACACCTTTAGGCTTTCCAGTGGTCCATGCCTACTACCAATGGCAAACACATAGAGTACGAGGTATTTTTGGTGGAGCTGAGGTTCCAGTTATGAATCTGAGCACTGGTACGTACTCAAATATTACTCAATTGAGTATGCTGGCTAAACTTAGACCTACAGAAATAATTCTCAAAGACAAAGCTAAGAGTTCAGTTGCTCCAAATGTCATTCATTCTATGGATGCAACTCATTTAATTATGGTTACCAGAAAAGGTGCCAAAGCTGGTATTAGAGACCAGCTACATATTCATGACAGCTTTGGTTGTCTAATGGCAGATGCATCAAAGTTTCAGGATATAATTAGATGTAGCTTTGTAGAACTCTATGAAAAATACGATATTTACGATGCCTTGTTAGGTATCGCACAGAACCAAATAAGTTCGAGAAATAGAGACCGACTACCTACTGATATCCCAGCCAAAGGTTCGCTGGACCTCAGAGGTGTGCTGAAATCGAAATTCGCATTTAGTTAAAGGAAAAATAATGAACACGAAACCGAAATCGAAACCAATGAAAATGACATTAAATAACGTGAATGTAATTTTTAATGACCTAAGAGGTGAACAATTTAATGAATCCAGAAAAGCACTTAAATTTGCTTTACAGCCTGAAGATGCAAAGTCTGTAGATAAAATTGTAAACAAGATTAACAAAGAAGAATTTGATAATACTGGTCACAATGCTGTCTGCAAGACAATGGAAGATGGCACAGTGCTTTACAAGGCAATGACCTATGATGTCGAAAAAGTTTGCTTTGTAGATGGTTCAGCCAAACGCATTAAATCAGATATTAACTTTGGTTCTGGTGCAAACTTAAACTTAATAATCAAAATTAAATCATACGACAGTCGAGGTCAAAAGGGTATTAAAGCCTACCTCGAAGGAATCCAAATCTTATCAAGAGGTGGCAACGTAGTTTCTGAAGAAGATTTTGAAAAAGTCGAAGGAGCTTACGTTGCATCCGAAACTACACAAACAAACACTGAAACTCAGGTCGAATTTTGAGAAACGTGTTATCGATGAGCTGGATTGTGATTTCAAATATGAAGAATACAAAATTGATTTCATAGTTCCAGCTCGTCAATCTTTTTATGTTCCAGATTTGATACTGCCCAATAATGTCATAGTTGAAATTAAAGGGTTATGGACAGTTCAAGATCGTCACAAGCACTTGCTACTGCAAGAGCAATTTGAGGACCTTGATGTACATTTTTTGTTTCAAAATCAAAAGACGAAAATTCATAAGAAATCGCAGACTACTTACCAAGCCTATTGCGAAAAGCACGGATTCACTTACTCGCAAAAAGTGGTGCCGAAGGATTGGCTTGAGAAACCGAAACGACAATTACCGAACTATGTCGTTGCTCGAAATACACATGCACGAAAAGGAAGAAAATGAAAAAAGTAAATCCGAGACAGTGGCAAGCGATGCTGGCACTGAAACTGGGGATGAAGAAGGAGAAATGGGTACCAATGGACCTACTGAATAGCTTTCTTGATAAACCAGTATTTCAATCAACACTAGACACTCTTCATTTCAGCCAAGGTTTTGTTGAAAAAGTACAACGAGGAAAAGAGAGCACTGGTGCTTGGGGTCCACAAATTAGACTAATGAACCACTACCGACTGACTAAAGAAGGTGACGAATATTTAGTAGGAAAATTGAAAGGAAATGAAAATGAGTGAGAGAGAAGTAAAACAACTCCATGAAATAATAAAAAAGTCAAAATTAACTCCAAGAGCCATAAGAGTTTTAAATTATATGACAAAGTTTGGCTCAATTAGTCCATTAAAAGCACTCCATGAACTTGGAGATTTTAGGTTAAGTGCAACTATTTTTGAACTTAGACAGCACTACGAAATCGATATGAAATTGAAAAAGAGCTTTAATGGGAAAAGATATGGAGAATATACATTTAAGAGACCAGTCAAACCTACTCAGGAAAACCAGCTGTCTCTCATGCTCCAGTAGTGATGCCAGAGCAATTTATGATGACGGACATAGCTATTGTTTTAGCTGTCAAACTTATTTTCAAGATGATGAAAAGGAACTACCGACAATGACAAAAAAAGTTCCAGTGGACCTGATTAAAGATGGTCAAATAACTGCATTGAAAAATAGAAAAATCTATCAAGAAACTTGTGAGAGATACCACTATCAAACTGGCATCGATGCCCAAGGTGTTGGCTGTCACATTGCAAACTATTTTGATAAAGATGGCATTAGAGTTGCTCAAAAAATTAGATATGCTGATAAAAGATTTACGTGCCTTGGAAATGCCAAGGATATGCCTCTCTATGGGATGCATACAGTTAATAATACTAGAGATAGAATAGCCATTACAGAGGGCGAAATTGACTGCCTTTCACTTAGCCAATGTCTAGGTGGAAAACACAACGTAGTTAGCCTTCCAAATGGCATATCGAATGTCGGAAAGGTCATGAAAAATCATTATGAATTTCTTGATCAATTCGATGAGATTGTGCTCTTTTTTGACTCGGATGAGCATGGTCAATCTGCTATTGCAGACGCAGTATCGCACCTCCCATCAAACAAATTGCGTATTGCGAAACTTAGCAGAAAAGATGCCTCTGATTGTCTTACCAATGGAGACAGTCAGGAGCTGGTTGATGCTTTTTATAAAGCTAAACCATATCGACCCTCAGGGATAACAGATTTCTCAAGTTTGTTACCTAATCTTCTTGAAAAATCTCAGTCTGGAATAAAAACTCCATTCTCGACCCTCGACAAGATGATAGGTGGTTTAAGACCATCTAGTTTGACAGTCATCAGTGCTGGCTCTGGTGTTGGAAAAAGCACTTTTTGTCGAGAAATAGCCTATGACCTTGGGTTTGGGTCCAATACTAAGGTCGGCTTAATGATGTTAGAGGAATCAGTTACGACTACTGCTCGGTCTTTGATTTCAATTCATCTTGAGAAAAATGTTGTGATTAATTCAGACATCCCTGAGGACTTAATTAGACAAGCTCACACAGCTTTGGCTGGAACAAATAATTTTGTTTTATTTGATAGTTTTGGCTCAATGGAAATCAATGACCTTTTAAGTCGAATACGATTTATGGTCACTGGACTTGAATGCCAAGTTGTAGTTCTGGACCATATCACAATTGCCAGTTCTGGCATGCTGGACCGAATAGGTGATGAAAGAAAAATGATTGATGCAACTATGACCAAACTTAGGTCCATAGTTCAGGAGCTAGGCTTTCATTTAATCGTTGTAACGCATCTCAGGAGACCTCAGGGTGAAAAAGGCTATGAGGATGGACTGAGAGTGTCTTTGCAGAGTTTAAGAGGCTCACACAGCCTCGTACAGCTGGCTGACAATGTAGTTAGCTTAAACGTAGTTGGAAAAGATAAAAATTTTAGAAACTTAGAGGTCCTGAAAAACAGATGGTCAGGGATAACTGGTTTTGCTGGTTATCTAAAATACGACAAAGATTCAGGTCGATTATGGGAAACAGATGAAGAGCCAGAAGGAGAAAATGTATGGACACAAGATACCAAGGAAGAAAGTATGTCATTGACATCGAAACCAATGGACTTTTAGACACTGTTTCCAAAATTCACACAATAATTTTAAGAGAAATTGCATCAGATAGTGTTATCAGGTGCAACACAAGTATGCCTGATCAGGCTTGGACCGACATGCTCTCCATCATGTCAGAGGCTGAGGAACTGATTGGACATAACCTGATAGCTTATGACTTGCCAGTGTTGGAAAAGCTATTGGACTTTAGACCCTCGGACATTTGTACAATAACTGACACCTTACTCATGTCTAGAGTGGTCTACCCTGACATCTACAATCAGTACGATGTTAAGTCTGAGGTTATGAGACAACATCCTCGAAATTGTGGTTCTCATAGCCTCAAGGCTTGGGGTCTCAGACTTAGAGAACATAAAGGAGATTACACTGGTGGCTGGGAAGAATGGTCAGTGGAAATGGAAAAATACTGCGTTCAGGACACCAATGTAACTAAACTATTATTTTTGTCCTTAGAGCCACAGCTTAGAAAAAATGGCTGGGATTGTTACCAGATGATTAAAGAGCTGGCTCAGGTTACCTTTAAAATGGAGCAAGAAGGATATCCATTTGATGTAGATAAAGCTACAAATCTGGTTGCTGAACTTAGAGGTAAAAACACAGTTTATATTGAAAAGCTGAAAGACTGTTTTGGTACTTGGTATGAGGACAAAGGTTTATTCACTCCAAAGAGAGATAACAAACGACTAGGCTATTCTGAAGGTGCATCATTTAATAAAATTGCACTAACTGAATTTAATCCCAGCTCTAGGCATCACATTGCTAGATGTCTGAAGAATAAATATGACTGGAGACCATGTCAGTTTACTCCAAGTGGACTTGCAGAAATAAATGAAAAAATTTTAAAAAAACTAACCTACCCTGAGGCTCAAGATTTAGCTGAATGTTTCTTACTGGAGAAAAGGTTAGGTCAACTGGCTGATGGAAATAATGGCTGGTTACGAATACAGAAAAATGGAAAAATTCATGGGCACATATCATTGCACTCAACTGCAACTGGTAGGTCCAGCCATAGAAATCCAAACTTAGGTCAAGTGACTGGAGTTGGTGCTCGGTATGGCAAAGAAATGAGAGAACTATTTCACTCGAATGGGTGGACCCAAATCGGCTGTGATTTGTCAGGAATTGAATTGAGAATGCTCGGTCATTTCTTGGGAAATTACGATAATGGCGATTATGGTCGAGAGGTTGTTGAAGGTGATATTCACACTAGAACTCAGACAGCCACTGGATTACCTGATAGGGCATCAGCAAAAAGATTCACATATTGTGTTCTGTATGGTGGTGGTCCAGCCAAAATAGGTGAAATTGTAAATGGTGGTGCTAAGGAAGGAGCTAAGTTAAAAAAAAAGTTCTTTTCAGCAATTCCAGCATTTAAGAGACTAACTGATGATCTATCCAGAGTAATAAAAAAACAAGGATATATTACTGGAATTTTAGGTCATCAAATACCAATACGTTCTGAGCACTCTGGACTAAACTTTTTGCTACAAGGCAGTGCTGGAACATTATCAAACATCTGGCTCCTGAACTCATATAAAAAATTATTAGAAATGGGTTTTGAGCATGGATGGTCTAAAGATTTTGTACTGCTAATGCATGTACACGATGAAATCCAACTAGCAGTACGAGATAAAAAGAAAGCAGATCAAATAGGTCAAGTGCTGTGTGAAGTTGCACAAAATACGGGAACCCAACTGAAACTAAGAGTACCGATTAATGCCGAGTACAAACTTGGGGGAAATTGGGCTGAGTGCCATTGAAAAATAATGACGAAGAGGCTCCAGTGCCTTGCCCAACATGTAATGCAAATGGAAAAGTATATTTGCAAGTTGAGGTAGGTGATGAGCCATTAATAGCCAGTCGCTGGGTCACATGTCCAGATTGTCGAGGCTACAAGACACTAACAATCGAAGAGCTAGAGAAAGTAGAGTATTTACATTGACAGATTTTAACACTTGGCTGTCTCCAGAATGTATCTGGTTGGCAGTCTTTATCTATTTTCTAGGTGTACTTTTTGTATGGGAAATAGTTGAGGTCGAAGAGCCTGACACTGAGTGGAGAGTAGCCTTATTTTGGGGTTATTGTGCCATCATGCTGATCTATCTCCGATTGATAGGAAAACATCCACCAAAAAAATAAATAAAGGAGACCTAAATGGGTTTTGTTTTAAGTAAACGATCTCTAAGAAATTTAGAGGGAGTTCATGAAGATTTATGCAAACTAATTAAACTGAGCATAACAGATTCACCTCATGATTTCATAATTATTGAGGGTCTTAGATCGATAGAAAGACAACGTAAACTTGTAGCTGATGGTGCATCAACTACAGAACGATCTAGACACATAACTGGTCATGCAATCGACTTTGTTGCATGGGTAGATCATGATGGTAATGGCAAAAAAGAAATTAGCTGGCATTGGGCATACTATACGAAAATAGCTAACCATATGAAAGCAATTGCCGATGCTAATGAAATTGACATAGATTGTGGAGCTGACTGGAAAAAATTTCCAGATGGTCCTCACGTACAACTAACTAGATTTAAGTACCCAGCACCTGATGGGAAATAAATCTAACGCAAGTGTTGCGACTAAGATGGCTGTCGATGCAAAAATGTTAGAAAAAGACATTGTTCAGCCATCCCACTACTCTAGATACGTCATAGAGCCACTTGATTTCATAATGGAAAATCAACTGCCTTTTTGGGTTGGTAGCATTATCAAATATGCATGTCGAGCTGGTTACAAATTAAACCATGAAAATGAAAATCGGCTAGAGGCTGAGGTCAGAGATTTAGCAAAAATTATCAGGTACTGCGAGGTCAGGATGAGCTGGTTAAATCAGAGGTTAGACAGATGAATAAAGAAAATATTTTGTATCTGGTTGATGCTGATATTCCAGTATTTAAAGCCAGTGTCATTGCCCAGCAAGTCAATCCATTTACCAATGAGGTTGACGATGCAAATATAGAAATAGCCATTGATTCAATTAAGGAACAGTTAGAACCATATTTGAAACTAGGAAATGTAATTCTCTGTTTCAGCGAAGGTAAAAGTTTCAGATATAATGTGCTGGAAACATATAAGCATAATCGAAAAAATTCAGAAAAACCGATATTGCTTAGTGATGTCCGAAAATACTGCGAAGAAAATTACAAAAGTTTAAAATACGAAGGTCTGGAAGGTGACGATGTTTGTGGCATCTTTGCGACCAGTCCTAAGGTCCAGAAAGCATATGACATTACTGTAGTGTCAGATGACAAGGACCTTAAAACTGTGCCTTGTAAACTGATTAGACTGGAAAACCCAGTAGAGGAAATTACACCTCAGCAAGCACACTACAATCATATGTATCAAACCTTGGTAGGTGACCCTACAGATGGCTATGGTGGCTGTCCTCAATGGGGAGACAAGAAGGTCACAAAGTTACTAACTCAGCCTCTCCGAAAAGATGAGACACTTTGGGGTCGTGTTTGTGACACTTATTACTCAAAAGGTTTGACCAAAAAAGATGCCTTAACTCAGGCACGTTTAGCAAAAATATTAACATGGTCCTTATGGGATTCGAGCAACAAAAAACCAATAATGTGGGAGTATAATAATGATGGACACTTATCAGAACTTTATAGCAATTAGTCGATATGCAAGGTGGTTACCTAACAAGAAGAGAAGAGAAACTTGGAATGAAACTGTCGAGAGATATTTGCAAGGAGTTGTTGATAAAAGTCCATTAGCTGAAGATAATCCTAAAAATTATCAGACTATAAGAAACCAGCTAAAAGTAGCTATTGAGGAACTGGATGTTTTACCATCTATGAGAGCCTTAATGACCTCAGGTCCAGCTATGGATAGGGATAATACTTGTGCCTATAACTGTAGCTATGTAGCTGTCGATGACCCTAGAGCTTTCGATGAGGCTATGTTTATTTTGTTGTGTGGTACTGGTGTAGGATTCTCGGTAGAGAGACAGTATATTGATAAGCTCCCAAAAGTTCCTGAAAAATTAAAATTTAGCAATGATATTTTGCTTATTCAAGATAGTAAGGAAGGTTGGGCAGATGCACTTAGAACTTTATTTTCTATGGTTTTCAATTCTGGCACAATACCACAATTTGATTACAGACTTATCCGACCAGCTGGTTCTAGACTTAACATTTTTGGGGGAAGAGCATCAGGTCCTGAACCTCTCATGGATTGTATAAATTTTACTATTAAAACTATTGAAAAAGCTAAAGGTCGTAAGCTCAATTCTATAGAGTGCCATGACATTATGTGCGTTATTGGAAAATGCATAGTTTCAGGTGGAGTGAGAAGGTCAGCTATGATTTCACTAAGCAACTTTTCTGATCAACGCATGAGACATGCAAAAGATGGAGAGTTTTGGAAACATAATGACCATCGAGCACTATCAAACAATTCTGTAGCTTATACTGAGAAACCTGACAGTGTTAATTTCATGAGAGAATGGCTCTCATTAGCTGAAAGTGGAACTGGTGAAAGAGGAATTGTTAATAGAGAGGCACTAAAAAAACGTGCATCAAGAATAGGTCGAAAAGCTCATGACTTTGGTGTTAATCCTTGTGCTGAGATAGCACTCCAGAGTAAGCAATTTTGTAACTTAACTGAGGTAGTTATTAGGGCACATGATAATTTAGAAACATTAAAGTATAAGGTCCGAATAGCAACGATTTTAGGAACTGTACAAGCCACTAAAACACACTTTCCATACCTCAGGCATGAGTGGACCGAAAACACTCGTAATGAGGCTTTGTTGGGTGTCTCACTCACTGGAATTATGGATAATGAAATGATGTCAGGCATGTCTACAAAATATAACCTAAGACAAGTTCTTCAGGAGCTTAGACTTGAGGCTAGAAAAACCAATCAAGAATATGCCAAAAAGCTCGGAATAAATGTCAGTAAAGCTATTACAACTGTAAAGCCATCAGGAACTGTCAGCCAGCTGGTAGACTCAGCCTCAGGCATACATCCAAGATATGCTAGGCACTATATTCGTACTGTACGAGGTTCTAATGATGACCCAGTGACCCAGCTACTCAAAGATCAGGGTATTAAGCATGAACCTGACGCAATGGCTCCTGATAGAAATACAGTATTTAGCTTTCCTAAAAAATCTCCTGAGGATGCTACAATTACCAGAAATTTATCAGCTATTAGACATTTAGAAATTTGGAAAACTTACGCAAGATATTGGACCGAACATCAACCCAGCATTACAGTCAATGTGAGACCTGATGAATGGATAGAGGTTGGAGCTTGGGTCTATGCTAACTTTGATATGGTCTCAGGCATCAGTTTTTTGCCTCTAGAAGAGCATGTTTACCAGCAAGCACCTTATCAAGAGGTCGAGGCAATTAGCTATAATGATCTATCTAGAATAACTCCAAACAAATTAGATTGGTCCAAGTTATCTAAATATGAAACTGAGGACCAAACAGCTGGCAGTCAGACATTAGCTTGTAGTGGTGACACTTGTGAAGTGGTGGACCTGACATGATTATTACAAGAACATCTCCACTGTCAGGTAAGATAAATAAAATGGATATTGATGTCTCAGAAGATCAATTAGAAAAATGGAAATCTGGAGCATTAATCCAAATGGTAATGCCAAATCTCTCTCCAAGTGAAAGAGAGTTCATAATGACTGGGATTACCGATAATGAGTGGAAAGAACTCAACAGTAACGAAATTTGACCCATTCTAAGCCTCACTGAGTGCCCATATCGACATGCTCTAGTATGATTGTCTACAAATGGTAACTATTGTGCTCTGTGAGGCTTATTCTGGCTCTAAGGCAAAAAGGATAGAAAATGACCAAAAGTAGATTTAGCAAAAGATTAAACTGTCAAATCGGACAATATGAGAGATGGAGAGGACCTAAGGTCCAAGTCTCATTAGCTGAGTTCAAGCCTCGTAATCCAATAGTTCGAGACAAATGGTCGAGTATGTCAACTCAGCCTCATAGAAACAAAAAGAAAGACTGGAGACCTGATGGGGAAACGTAGTTCTGGATTTATTAGACGAGAACGAGACTATTATCCGACTCCGATTAAAGCTGTAGAACCATTAATCAGGCACATAGAAACATATCAGACTTATGCAGAACCAATGGCTGGCAATGGTGCACTTGTCTCAGCTCTGGACCAGCTATCAGACCT